CCTTTGAACAGGAACAATAATTTATCCATCATCGATTGGAGTTCTCCAATCGAAGGGTCTCTGATTGTTGTTAATGAGTTCATCATCAATCAGTCCCACCAGGTTTCGAACGAGTGTTTATTAAGACCCGGGATACGAAGAAAGACTAGAAGATTCTTAAAGTGCATAGGTAACAATCCTAAGTCATGATTAAGTTTGCTTAAAGTCCTAAATCCGTAACCGCGATACTTAACAAACGCCGCAATGGTTCACTCGACATTGAATTTCTCGAAGAGAATCAATGCTCCCTCTAATGAGAGACTTGCAACATCCATTTCTTTGAATGATGCAGGAGAAAGGTTTGAATCCTTGTGTATGATTCTTTTTGCAAATTCGAATGTATCTTTCGATACCACCGATTTGATTAAATTAATCTTAACACCAAGGGCCTTCATGACTACCAGATACCGTTGAGCGACTTTGGAATTGAAAATTACAATGTCGTCACCTAGTACAAGGTAGTCACCGAACCATCTCGGTCAACCCTCTTTCCACGCCGCATATTGCACAATAAAGTGATGAGTTAGGGCAAGCATTGCTCAACTAGACAATGCTCCCATGGGTTGCCCCACGGCATACTTCACGGCTTCTGGAACTTTCATTCCAAGACCCCTGTGATGTTTGGGAGTTTGATACTCCCGGCCTACCAGCAGCTTTACTCAAGAGGCGCTGGCACGCGGAATCAAGTACTCTATTAAAAGTGCTTGAATGGAGATTGGTAGTCTATCAGTTGCGGCCGATAGGTCATAACTGTAAGCTACGTTCCTGCTATTCAGCAGTTGAATACCCATTTTCACTCCCGCGCCTTGATCAAATGTTGCGTCTTGAGGAATCCTTTTCAGAATTCCAAAGAGCATCAGATGAATAGGGCGTAGGAGCATTTGGGTTCACCAATCTACCATCGCGAAAACTCTCACTTTTCCAGGTTCCTCCTTGGCCCCTAGGCGTCCAAGGTAGGGCGGTAGGAATGAGTAGACCTTATTTGAGGTCCTTCTCTTCCTATCAATCCGTGAAGTAAGACTTACGGATCTCTGGAATATCTCTGGTATCTGATTTGCCTCACCAGCCAACTTAGTGATTTGAGTGACTAGACTTTCTTGTCCAGTAACAAAAGCTAAATCCTTGAATGCAAGGAAGAGCTCACCGAACCTAGGATTCTTTACAAGTTGGATGGCCTGTACCAGCATCGCTGCTGTAGTATCGTACATATTTACGATAGGCATTATCTTTTTAGACCCCTTGTTAGGGGCAGATACAACTCCGGGTCCAGACTTAGTGATAAGTTTAGGAGCCCATTTTTCAATCTTAGATAATTTGGATAAATCCAAATGACTACGAATGAAGAAAACTGATATAAAATCAGCATAAGGCTTTAAATTTATTTTAGGTCCGGGCGTGGTAATTGTTCGGATGTTTATCTTTCCGAAATAATCACAAATTCTATATATAGAGAATAGTGATAGTCAGAAAATAAACACCTTATTATTACCACGGAGGAGCATCTTACGATGTACTGAGGGTATTAACCTCGGTAAACCTCTTCCGGTAGCTCCCACACGACGTCCAAGAGACGTCTGGGTTCCTATGATAGGGCGACCTGCCTTAGACTTGATCAACATAGTGTGACAAGTCTTAAGGAGGATAGCCAAACCTCTGGAACCTTCGTGAGAGTAGATTTTAAGTGCATAGCGGGAAAACCTAATTATAGCCAAAATCCATGAGCGACCAGAACTTCCTAGAAGCAGGATAGGTAATCTATTCAGATAACCAATCATACTTCTTTCGCTCCTTAGAGCGTGTTGCCATTTAAGAGACGCTTCTAAACGCTTATACATTGTACCAAAGTACTTAGCTAAAGCGTTTATACGTGTTTTCATATCATAATTATTTTGTTTTTATGTTTATGAACGGTCTTACCGCTCTTAAATCTTAGTCCCTCCCAGGGCGCATTGAAGCCCCCGGAAGCTAAAAGCAACCCCCAAATGGGAACCTGTGTTAAACGACACAGGAAGAAGTTTGCTATTGGTAATACCAATGGCGTCGCCG